AAGTCGTCTCCGACAATCTCACTCACTATGTGAGTCATGCGAACACCGGATAGATCTGGGATCTTTCCATCCAGCTCGGGGTCGCACACCCCCTTCTTTCCACGACGGAATGCTCTCAGGCGGGACTCAAGGAACTGAATCTTTGACGACCGTCCCTCGAAGTAATCTTGACTGGCCTGATCCCATGTGAACGTGGGGTCGTCCACAGGAGCATCGCTCTCCTTCACCAACTTTTCCTTTGTCAACTGCTCCCATCGGTCCGCGAGGACTTTCAGGACATTGTCTTCGTCCGATGGTTTTTTCTTCTTGAGCGCAGCCCTGATCGTCTGCACCCCTCCACATCCAGGAGATCGCCACCGGGTTTTCGGTGGTTTGTACCCTTGGAGCTTCAGCCGTGCCACCCTAGAGTGGATAGAAGCAATCTCTTCCTCGCGCGATAAATCGTAACCGTACGGCCTGGTTACTACGGGAAAGGGATTGGTGAGATTAGGTCGTGCCGCAGGGACGTGTTTCAGGGCGTCCGCAAACTCACGCCTCAAAAGCCCCGAAAGAAAGGGGAGAGGAATGGGTCCTTGGATTTTTGCCGATGCATTTTTTAAAGGCACTCGCCAGAGGCGGAGAATCTTAACGAACGATTTCCGCTTGACGAGACTATCGGACAAAAAACCGACTGGGTCGGTCACCTTGTTACACACTTGTAACACGCTCACATTTGTTTTCTTTTGCTTGACCCCATTGTAGAAAGCCGTAGAATTAATCTCGGCCCAATGGGCGTCCACCATCGTTTTTTCCCGGTTGACTATAAGTCCGCACTTCGAACCGTGCGCCAGGATACCGGCAAGTACTCCGCTAGAAGTTGGTGTAAACTCGCGGAGAAGCAAATCATCGCCGTTGACCAAACAGCGATGCTCGACAAATTGCTTCATCGAGATTTTACCCATGTCCAGAAGGTCTGCGAGGGCGAGGTCGACGACCACCTTGTTGATTAGACAAAGCAGCGGAAAGCTCATCGGGCTTCCCATCGGCTGGCCGCGGGTGGCCACCGGGTCGGACGGATCGAAGCGAAGGTTGTCTAGTACCCTAAGGCACCGAACTTCGTCCGCAGTCAACCCCACACTCTTTTCTTGCAGGACATCGATCATTGTGGATACGTAAGCGGCTTTAATATTGTCAGTGGCTGCAGAATAATCCACAGACACATAGGGACCGCTAACGCCCCGACCCAATGATCGTACGCTCTCATCGGTTGGGCTACCGACAAGAAGCCACCCTTCCTTTCGTAGCGAGTGATACAGGGAGTTGTGCAAGGGGGTCAGGACGCTCACATTGTAACTTGAATAGAGCGTAACTACCCTCGGCTTTCCGGAAGAGTAAACCAACTCCTCTCGGCAGCTCGGACTGAACTCCTCGGAGTTCCAGTTCCCACCCTCCCTGCGAGTAAACATCTCACTCGCGTGCCCGTTCGGGATATACGGGCTTTTCCGAAGGTTCCATCCGCTCGCCACGATGCACGAGCAGGCCTTTTTAAATCGAATCATGTGATCGGCATCGATTTCCTGCGGTTTGAACCTTTCTTCTTTCCATTTTCT